CTCGGGCTTTCCGGTCTGGGGACTCGACAACGGTAATCGTTACTTCTTCCACCCCTTCCAAATGAAGGCTGGAAAGGGAATTGATGATAAGGGAGCCGCCATCCCTATGATGGTCACGTGCGGGAATGCTATTGCCACGGTTACCGGTTGCGGGAAGACCGTGCAGATGGCTAAAAAGGACGCCTACGGGCATGTGGATCAATTGGAAATCCCGAATTCATTGATGTATCGCACCGACATCGGGGACCGGCTGGAGAAGCAGTTGCCCGTGTTGCAAAAGTATGGCTACTGCACCAGTTGGATTTACTAATCGGAGTCTGCCATGACCGTTGGAGTCTCGTTAGTACCTCCAGTCCCGCCTGCGGGAGTTAATGCGCAATGGTTGCAGCAGTTGCAGGCTACGGTGAATTGGAATTTCGCGGCTACGTCAACGACTGCGCAGCGGCCTGCGAAGCCTGTGATCGGCCAGCATCTCTTCGATACGAGTTTGAATATCCCGATTTGGTGTAAGTCGTTGAATCCGGTAGTGTGGGTGAATGCCTCGGGTACTGCGGTTTAGGGTTTCTCACCGGGATTAATAAATAGTAATTTGCGACGAAAATAGGAAAAGGAAACTGTCATGCCGGGTCCGGGCGAAGCTGATTACTACAGTTCGGGAAATTGGAACTTCACGTGCGATTTATGCGGCAGGAAGAATAAATCTTCCATGGCTATGTTCACGTGGAATGGCTTGTACGTTTGCAAGCACCATCGTGAAATCAGAAATCCACAGGACTTTCTTCGCGGCGTAAAAGACAATCAGAGCGTCCCCTGGTCCCGTCCCTATCACCCGCCTCTCTGCGACAACACGGAGTTTCCTTACGTGCAAGTCTGCACCTTGCAGGGAACCAATGCAATCCCCGGATTTGCTATTCCTGGTTGTGCCGTCCCGGCCTATGTGAACACGTCCTTCTACCCGTCGATCGTGCGATACCGTGGATGGGCTATTCAGGATACCTACGGATGCCCAATACTCGACACCAACGGGCAACCGATCTATCCGCCTAACACGCCCTCATCAACGAATCCCCCGCCCCCCGGCGGCTATGGCTATTACCTAAACATCAATTTCTACCTAAACGAGAGCACCCTCCTATGAAGCGTCTCTTTCTTATCTTTGGGTTGCTCTGGTCAGCCCTAGCCAGTGCTCAGTTCACCCCGGGGCAGCTGCTCACCGCGCAGGAGCTGAACAGTCAATTCGCTCTTTATGCGCCGCTGGCAGGAGCCACCTACACCGGCTCTGTAACCGTCCCCACGTTGACTGTCACAGGGACCTTTACTCTTCCTGCTTCTACGGTCCTGCCGAATGGGGTCACTGCAACCGAACAGGGTTACCTCGACAACTCTTCTTTAGTCGCTACTAACAGTTTCGTTAAGCGCTCTATTTTGGCAGCTACCGGTACTATCCCAATTGCTAATGTCACGGGGGGCATCTACAATTTCCAGACAACCGGCTCTGGAGCGCAGATCGTAGTTCTAGCTTCTGGCGGTGCAATCACGGGAGTCCTCACCATCGCCGTTCCCGGCACTACCTATCAAGTCGGGGATTGCCTCTTGATGGTCGGGGGCAACGGAGATGCCATCCTTCGGGTAACTTCCCTATCTGGTAGCGGGGTTGCCGGAGCATCGGTAGTCTATGGAGGTACCGGATATACAACCGGCGCGCAATTGGCCGGTATGCCCCTCCCACCGGGCTCCCGCGATGGTGTTATCTCGGGCACCCTCACCAGCAACCTCACCATCATCATCCCTGCAGGCACCTATCTTCAGGGCTCCCGCAGAATTGTATTCAACAACAACACCACAGGGGCCTTCACCACTACTATAAAACTCTCCAATGGGTCAGGAGGTTCCACTGGTACTGGAGTTGTTCTTCCTCAGGGAACCAACAACTCGGCCTCCGCAATCCTCTACACTGACGGGCAGAATGATGTCTGGTTAGCAGACTCCCCTCTCGGGATTGGTGCAGTCTCTACAGGTTCTGTCACCAACTGCTCTGGGACGTCCTCTGCACTTAATTTCACAACTGGTTCTGGATTCAGTTGCAATGCGACTATCAATGCACTGACTCTTGGTGGGGCTACTTTCGCAGCCCCCGGCCCAATCGGATCGACCTCTACGAGTTCTGGAGCGTTCTCTTCTATCAGCACCCCTTCGGCCACTATCGGTGGGGGCACCATCAACGGTACTTCCGTAGGAGCGACTTCTCCTAGTACTGGCGCTTTCACCACCCTATCTTCCACTGGGGCTACCTCTTTGACTGGGGTAACCGGTGGAACTTGTGCAGGAGCTGGCCTTATCGGTCAATGCATTAATTCCAACATACCTTCAGGGTCTGCTGTGGCCTTGACAACAGCAGTTGTAGGGAATGTCACTTCCGTTTCACTGACAGCTGGGAATTGGCTTTGCTATGGAAATTTGGCTTTCTCCCCGGCAGGTACTACAGTCACCAGTTCTCAGGGAGGCTGGATCAGCACAGCATCAGCTACCAATCCAACCCCCCCGAATGCTGGATCTGAGTTTTTTAGTCAGGCTATGAACACTGTAGCAGGTACTAATGGAAATATTTGGCCTGTCGGATTTACAATGGAAAATTTGACCACCACTACCACAGTGTTTTTAGAGGCTCTGGCTAACTTCACGACCTCAACGGAATCTGTCTATGGATATATCAATTGTATCCGATGGCATTAACTTAGGAGTTCAGCATGGCTGAGCAAGGGTCATACCCACTGAATGGTCGGGCGTTAGGTCCAACAGATACTTGTACTGGAGTGGTGACAGGACAAACTGCTGATATAACTTTATCAGTATTGGCGTCTTTTATTCTGGCGAATTCCCCGGCATCTGGCCCAACGTCTCAGCGTCCTAATCCTACTTTTATTGGACAGCCTTATTTTGATACAACCTTGGGATTCATGGTGTGGTGTTCTCAAATTCTCCCAGCTGTCTGGGTAGATAGCGCAGGAGTTTCATTATGAAAAAGCTACTTGCATTGTTGGTAGGTTTGCTGGTAGTGGTGGGTTCTTCTGCCCAAACCTTTCCTGTAAATAATTTAACAGTTAGTGGGACTTCTCAGTTCACTGGACAAGGGAACTTCACACTGTCTCCGACAGCTCCGACTCCAACGACTGGGGATAGTTCAACTAAACTCGCTACGACGGCTTTCGTACAGGCGTCTGTGGTGACTGGAGTTCCGACGGCCAGTAGTAACGCCGCCCTGGAAGCCATTTCAACTGTTGGTAATAATGAAGTCTGGAGATTGGGGTTTACTCTTGCGGGAGACTCCCCGCCACTTCTCTACGTGGCCTCCACCTCTGCCTGCACTTTAAATGCAGGAGCTGGTGACAATGGCTCTCAGGTTAAAAGCGCCAACAATCTCTGCTGGTTGGCTTCTTTCAGTTCTCGGGAATACGACGTTCACGAATGGGGGGTTACGGGAAATGGCACCACAGACGACACAGCCGCGATACAAGCTGCGATTAACTACGCCCAGACTTCTGGGGGCTCTACCCTTTATTTTAGTGCTGGGATTTATAAATATACCAGCCTCTCCGTTACAGCGAGCCTTCATATTAAGGGTGTCTCACGCAATGCAACATTCTTCCTGCAGAACAGCACGACTAATGTAGGCATAGTCGTAAATACAGTTTCAGGGTTCTACATAGAAGGTGTTTTCTTCTCCAACGTAGCAACTCCGACTGCAGGAGCTGCTATTTCATTGTCAGCCCCCTCCGGGAACAATGCTGAGAGCGTAATCCGGGACTGCGCTTTTGCTGTTAATTGGATTGGTGTGGAGACGATCAGTGCAGCACAGTATGTTATTGATAGCAATTACTTCACGCAGGATGTAAGTGCTGGACTATTAGTGCAGAATCAGGCAAATGTAGATAGTGGGGATTCGGTAGTAACTAATAATGTATTTTCGAATATAGGATCGACAGCTGTGGGAATATTACAGTATTCTTCAGGAGGATTGAAGATTATTGGGAATAAGCTGATTGGAGGTGGTTATGGATATGAAATGCAACTGGCGGCTTCGGCTTCCACTTCCGACCTGGTCTTCTCTGGTAATAGCGTAGAGAACCAGGTAGTTGCAGGTTTGCAGATGAGTAATCCTGGTGGCGCTGGAACTTTATTTTCGAATACGGTCATCTCAGGAAATCAATTTGCAGGTCAGTCTGCCCCCATAGCTCTTAGCGATACTCATACGGGGTGGTTGTTGGGCGTAGCGATAACAGGAAATGTTATCAATCTGTCGGGATCAGGGACAGTTGCAGGTATTACAGTAACAGCAGCCACAGCCTTCAGTGTGTCGAGTAATGTAATTTTAGGGAACGGTGGGACATCCTTCGGTATTATTGTTGGGGCGGGGGCGGTTAATGGTCTCATTTCTCCGAACACTTACAGTAACTTGACCACAAATATCAGCAATTCTTCCGGGACTACGGTTGTAGTTACTGTACCTTAAGGACATGTCATGGCCAGCACAAATTTCCAGGATTATAACGAGAACAATCCAATTGTTTCATCGTGGCTGAATGATATTAACAAAGGGATTTACACTCCAGCCGGAGTTCCGAAGACTGCCACTCAATCGGCAGCAGCTTTTGTAAGATTTTCAATTGTTGGTGGGGTAGTGGCCATCGAGCAGTCGGTGAACGTTTCTACAGTGACGAGAACCTCAGCTGGGATATATACAATTAACTATGCTGTGGCATTGACTGGAGCTTTAAATGCCTACGGATTTTCTATAGACGAGCCTGGATTTGTTTTTAGGAGTGGTGAAACTGCCGGGCAAGTGACTATTGGAGTGACCAATCCGGCAAATACTTCTTTTGATCCAAATTTTGTTAGTGTGATCGTGTTTGGGGCTAACTGAGAGGTTGATTTTTAACCGGGATTAATAGAAAGTAATTTACATACAAAACATCGGGGGCAAGGATGCCAATCGTGGATGATCTCAAAAAACACGCAATGTCTGCCGTGGTGATGGTATCCCCTCCAGCCGGAGTGTCAGTTTGGCTGACTTTGGGGAACCATTTGGATAACTGGATAAAGTTGGCGACATTGATCTATATCATCGGGCAGATTGCTTTTCTCGGGGTGAAAGCATGGCTGCTCTTAATTAAGAAATTGAGGGTGGATGATGGCGACGGAGAAATTTGAGACGTGCTGGGGGCTGCTCCTGCAGAATGAGGGTGGCTACACGGTGGATGATGGGGGGGCCACTCGCTATGGGATCACTGCCAGAGTCGCCTATCAATATGGCTATCGTGGCGCTATGCAGGAACTTCCTGAAAGAACTGCAGAAACCATCGCATGTCAGGAATACTGGATGCCGTACCAGTGCGATCTGTTCCCGACTCCAATTGCATTTCAGATTCTGGATACTGTCTACAATGGTGGGCATCCCATCTTGTGGCTACAGGAAATCATCGGCGGACATCAAACAGGGCAGGATCTCGCTGACGTGATCAGTTTTATGAATCCGTGGGAAGTTGTCGCCCGGTTTAATGCCAAGCGGCTTCGCTATCTTGCATCACTCAAACAGCAGATGTATGCTGATGGGCGTATGAACCGATTGGCCGGAAATCTCGAACAAGGGAATCTTCAATGACTAAGGGGCAATATGCTCAGTGGGCGGCTGCCTTGGTTCTCTTTAGTGCATGGGTGTATCTTGTCATTGCGCAAGTCAAGGGAGCCGATGATATTATCACTTGCATTAAAGACGGGCTCGGAGCCTTCGGCCTCTATTGCTGGAACGAACGGGCAGTCAGCAAAGGCATCGATCTTGCAACAGCAGCAAACGGGGGTGGGCCAGGTTCGGCTCAGCCTTTTCAACCTCCACAATGATGTGGAATCTAAAGAGGAAATAGCAATGACGACTTCTACCAATGTTAGCACGAATATCTTCGGTGAACTGGCAGCACTGGTCGCCTCCCAGGTCTTCCCTCCGGTGTTGACATTAGTGAACACCACCCTGGCTGATATTGAAGCCAACCCGCAAGAGTGGCTGAATCCGGCTTCGGCAGTTCCGAAGGGGACCGCATTTGTGGCGAATCTGGTGGCTACACTCCCGACGATTGAAAATGCAGCAGTGCCCGCAACGGCGCAGCTGATGAGCGCGGTGCTGAGTACTCTGTCGGCGAAGCTGACCTCGGTGTCGGGTACGGTCACCCCCGCGTCGGTTGGTGCGGAGATTGGCAACACGATCATCAGCAAGACTTAAAGGAAAGGCGATGGGCGCAATCACACTGCAGTTTGTTGAAGGTTCCGGCCTGGGTGCCGGGATGATTAAGTGGTTCGGGCATGGGAAATACTCGCATGTGGATTGTGTCCTGCCGGATGGGCATCTGCTTGGGGCTAGGAGTGACAAGGTTCAAGGGATTCCTCCGGGAGTGCAGATGCGACCGGCGGGTTATACAGGGAAAGAACCAACCGTGCGAGTGGTGATTCCCTGCACCGTAGAGCAAGAGCATATATTCTATGGGTTCTTGCTGGAGCAAATTGGGAAGCCCTACAACAAATTGGGGATTGTGGCATTTTTCTTCGCTACGGGCTGGACGAAGGTCGGTCAATGGTTTTGCAGCCAATTGCAGACTGCGGCTATGCAAGAGGCTAAGCTGCTGCCGGAGTTGAGCGAACTGCCGAATAAGATCGACCCGGATGATTTGCGGCTGCTGGTTTCCGCTGTGTGGGGTGTGTGATGACTAAACCACTACTCAAGAAGATTGCTGGTCATTGGGGGTATTTTTCGAATCCCGACACCCCAGACGAATGGCTTAATTCTGCTGCATTATTTTGTAGATGGTTAAATGGTCATGCGGAGCGTCCAAAATGCCACTGAAGAAAGGGAAATCCAAAAAGACTGTTGCCAGCAATATACGTACCGAAATGAAATCTGGCAAACCACAAAAACAAGCCATTGCAATCGCAATGTCGAAGGCTGGGAAGAGTAATAAAATGAAACGGAACCTGAAAAAGTAGGTTTTCAACCGGGATTAATAAAAAGTAATTCAGGTAAAAAATAGGCTCTCGAAACTGAGAGCCTTTTGTTCTTATGCGCGTTCCGCTCGTGTCGGGTCCAATGGATGTGGAATTGCCTTCGGCCGATCAATCGACATGCAGATCAACTGCCAGCCTTGGGTTGTGCCATCAGTAAAACGCTCCATCTTTTCAGGATTGGTTGTGTACTGATGCATTCTGTCCCTGGCGAATGGGCTTCGTGGATATAAGTATTCATACAGTCCGCCATCATCCCCAAGTCCTAACAGCTGACTTTCGAAGTGTCCTGGAGATTCTCCATTGACTCCGGTGACTAACTGAATGATTTTCATTTCGGTTCTCCCAATTCGTAAGGAATTTGTTCTGAAGTGCTCAGCACCTCAGGGTACTGACCGATTATGGCAGAGCGAATAACCCCATCCCCATAATGGTGTTGACCATTTGCAGGAACTGCCCCTTGAGCTAAAGTCCTCTCAATCTGTTCTCTAGGGCCTACATATTCCAGGATTCTTAAGACTCGAATGATGTCTGTCATTTCTCTAACTCCGGTTTAGGGATAAATGCAATCCCAGGTTTAATATCGAATCTAGCTGACATAAATAACGCATACGGGATGTGTGTTGTTTCTACTTGCCCGTGGCATTTTGCTCTTACCACTCTACAGTTTGCCACAAAATCATCCCACCATTCCATCTCCTGTACCGTATGTCTACAAACAGCGCAGTAGGGGAACGGCGGTGCGCGGTCGTTAGAGGTCGTGTAGGTTCCCATATCAATTTCCCGGATAGGGCCAACCGCGTGGAGTGTGGGCAACGGCATCATGCGGGTTATAGTTCGACCTCCCGGGAAATTCCCCCGACAATTTAAAACTCCCGATAGGTTTCGAATCTGCCCAGAGAATTGGATCATCGTGAGCCGGGTCAAGGATGATCCTGAATCGAGAAGCATCCTTTACGCGTTCTTTCTTTTTCAACTGCTCTAAGCGGGCATCTACTGCTTTGAAGAATTCTTCTAACCAAGTGGAAACTTGTCCGGGAGTCAGACCTGAGCCTACATTCAGCCGGATGAAATCACCATCGGGCATCGAGAGCCAGACGAAGTAGCTATACATGATAATCTTCCGGTCGTTTCCATCCTTTCCAAGGGCGTTCTTGCACCGCATAGAAAGTATTGAACATGGGATTCACCCACATTTCTCCGTCCCAGAGGGATATTATCCACGTCATGTGAGGCTTTGTCAGGTAATATCCAGGCCAAAGGGGTTTCTGATCTGCGGAATACACTTCGGTATGCGGGTACTTGCTGGAAGCTATTTGTATCGACACCCAATCCATGTTCGGTTTCACAAGCACTCTCCCCATGAAGTTTCACTGCTCACCAGACCCATTGGGATGTGAAGTGGGTCTGAATACGGAACGACAATCGAATTACCAATGTCCATGACTTCATCCAATAGTTCTGATTTACGATACGTCGGAATCTGGAAAACTAGCGAATCATGCACCTGCATCAGCACCTGAAGGGTTTCTTGTGGAATGTTATCTTCAAGTGCGGCCCAAATTCTATTTACCAAACACGCCACGCTGCTCTGGGGGATGTCGGCGACTGCCTGATTGAAGATGTTACCTTCGGGTTTGTCGAAGAAGTAAACACGATATCCAAAAGCATTTTCCACATACCGGCGACCTCGCACCTGCTTTTTAACTTCCTCGTGCCAATTGCGAATTTCATAATTCAGAGTCAGATACCAGTCCTGAATCTTCTTTGTCACTCCGATATCTAGACCGATGCGCGGTGCGATGCCTTCTGCAGTTCCCATGTAGTGAGTGCCGTGGCATAGAGCTTTAAAGAGTGGATACTCGGGACTCTTCTTAGTTTTCGTATCATCCTGATAATACTCTTTCATAATCTCCACGTATGGCTTTTTCCCATCCTTAAAACATTTCTTCAACCACTGACAATCACTCTCCCACGCCACAATTCTAGCATCCGCCGAATCGAGGTCAATGTCTACAATTGTTTTTCCAGGGTCGGGAATGAACAACTCTCGGATGTTTGGGAGTTCGAGGGAGTCTTCCAAATCTCCAGTGTCCCCGCCCTTCGGAATGTTCTGGAGGTTCATCCCAGTTCCGAAGGCGTTCTTTGAACTAGAGAATCGGTAAGTTTCTGTTCCGGCTACGTTAAACGAACACCGCATCCGTTTGTCGATGTCGAGCCCCGCTAGAACGAAAGTGCTATGGAATACTCCCAACGAACGCATTTCGGAGATTTTACGAATGATCGGCCATAGGATCGGCTCGCGCGCTCCGAGGGTTTGCAGAGCCGCGTCGGCTGTCGTCACTCCCCCGGTTTTGCTCATGAGCTTTTTTAGGCCCATCTGCCGGTAGAAGAAGTCCTGCATCTGCACCGGCGAGCGGGGATTGAGTTCGTAGCCGATTACCTCCCGTAGCCAGTGCTTCCGGTTCTCCATTTCCTGCAGGAGGGTCAGGGAGAGATCGTTGCGCTTCTTGTGGTCGATTCGAACCCCTCGGATCATTGCGTTGAGTACGCGTGCGCGGAGTCGTTGCTGGAATTCGTTGACCTTTTCGAGGCCTAGGGATTTGAGGACTGATTTGAGTACGTGGTAGACAGCGAGAGTTCGGCAACTGTCCGTCGCGCAATACTCCCAATATTTCATCTCATCTTCACCGTCCTCGCCTTCTTTCCAGTCGGTGCGGTCGTCCTTCCAGTAGAGATGGTCTTCGCAGTACATTGAAGAAAGGAATCCGAGGTTCTTCGGTAGGGTGCTGAATGCCGAGTGCTGCATTAACATCGTGTCAGCAACATTCGACGGGAGAATCCCCCAATGGCGGAAGATGTACTGGAGATCGTAGTTGAAGTTTTGGCCGACAAGGAGGACGTTGGGGTGCATGAGGATTTCACACATCCGGCTGACCAGCAATGCCTCACCATCGGCATTCCAGAATCCCTCTGGATTACGTAGTGGGGAGAGTTGAACGCACACCCCTTCGGTGGGGGACCACGCAAAAGAAATGCAGGTAATGTGACCACCGCGAGTCTCAATGTCGCACGAAACGGGGGTATCGGAGTAGGCTAGATGAACCTCACTGATCCAATCTAATTTTTCTACAATTGTTTCCAGCCACTGCTCCGAGTTATCAACCGCGATTAACAATTTGTAATCCCAGTGGAAAAGTCCCTGAGTCAGGGAATTCTTTTTGACCCTTTTCAGGTCGTGGACCATCCAAGGTCGGCGGGCGTATTGAGTATGGATGATATCGCTACGCAGTGTCGGGATGACCTTATACCCCGCCGTCAATGTGCTATCCATAATCGATGACCGATAGTTGTAGCTAGATGTCTGCCCAGTCAATGCAAATAGCGCCAAATCCCCAACGGTGCAAATCACATTGGGTTTTACGAGTTCCACTTCCTCACGCAGAGCCATGCACGCATCATAGAGTTTCTGCGTGATGAAATGTCCCTGGAAATAGATGTGATTCGACTGGCGATCTTTCTTCTTCTCAATGATGTTGAGTTCGTTGGGGTAGAGGCGAGACTTCATGACCAGTGTCATGTAGCAATCATCTCTCCGTATTCCAGCTTCGGTGAGCATTTTGGTGAGTTCAAATCCACCAGCCCCAATGAACGGCTCGCCCCTCCGAAGGCATTGTTCAGAGGGGCCATCCCCAACGATCATAATCTTCGCATTCTTCGGCCCGCTGGCCGCTACAGTTATCTGAGCCATTTTCTTCCTGAATTAATTATTATGCGAGTTCATTGTGCAATGTTTCTGCAGCACATTCCTAGTCAGATTTCGGCAGAAAATCATCTCCATTAGCCTACGCCCGTGAACAAAAAAGACTGGATTCTCGGGAGTATCCATAGGAGATTCAGGCATCGTCCCGATGATGACCATCTGAGGTTTCCACTTCTGGAGACGCTTCTCTGGGGTTTCCATGGGTTACTCCTTGAGTTGCTGCAACTCTGCCATCAGGTTTTTGCCTTCCTGGGTTGAGCCAACATTGGAAAGACCCTGGAGGCGTTGGAGACAGATTCCGTAGTATTGCTGATTCTGCTCTAGACCCACGGCAAGGCACTTTGCGGCATGGGCCGCTGGGAAGATCGTTCCAGACCCTGCGAAAGAATCGAGTACTTTATCTCCCGGTCGCACGCTTCTCTTAAGAAGGTCAGAGTAGAGAGCCACAGGTTTCTGGGCACCGTGAGTTGTGTTTGCATCCGCGAAGGTTGTGATGACATCGGGGTAGATTCCTGTGGTTTTCTTCTTCCCTTTGATCGCATAGAGGATCATCTCCCATTGTCGGCGAGGTCCGTTTTCGGGGTGAGGTACGCGTCCGGAATTAGGCTTAGTGCATATAAAAGGTGTTCTTGTAACCCACCACCCAGCAGCTTGCATAATTCGCTTAAGTTCGTGAAAGTTATCGATGTCACAGAACACATAGGCGTGGCACTCCTGTTTAGCAACTCTATACGCAAGCGGAGCCCATTCTTGCATAAGCGCTTTCCAGCTTTCGTAATCATCTCTGTAGTGATGCTCGATTCCACCCAATTTTCCAGCACCATCTCCGAATTCGTCGGCTCCCATACCGTAGGGGGGATCTGTGAGAATGACATCAAATTGCTCCGGGTCAGTAGAAAGCATCCATGAAAGGCAGTTGGTGTTGAAAACCTTGTGTGATTCGTGAGAGAGGGTGGAACCTACTCGCTTGGCTAGTTCCGAATACTTTTTAGTTTCCTCGTGCTTTTTGAGAATCTTGAAGGCCTCGTCGGCCGTCTTAGCCTTCGCAACTTCAGGCAGGTGCAGATAGTTGCTAACGATGATGTCCTTCCGTACAGTGTTTTGGAAATTACCGTCACTTCTACCCTTAACCTCAACAGCAGTATCGGCCACCGTGTGTACTCTTCCCTCTGCTTGAGCTTGTTTACTGCGAAGGTTATGGAGGCGCGACAAAGCAGCAGCTCTCTCTTGCCAGGTGAGGTCTTTTCTATGTAGATTCTCTTCCAGCTCTGCCTCCTCTGCTTCAAGCGGGGACAGCTGGCCCAGGGTGACGAATGGTAGATACCCATCAGGAATTTCCTCTCCGTTGTATTTGATCGTGCCACCGAGCATGCGAACCTCATCAATCGCCCGCATACGCCTCTCGCCCGCTACGAGGACCATCGCCCCATCGCGTTCGCGGAGGACTACCGCGTGCATCAACCCCCGAGCACGAATCCCCGCAGCGAGTTCGGCCAGTGCCTGTGGGTCGAATTCTCTACGCTGGCGGTTGGGGTCGATGATGATGTCAGATGTTTTGATTAGTTGAGCTTGCATACAGGGAATCCTGTAGTTAGTGAGGGGTTTTCAGCTAAAAAGGACTCCGAAGAGTCCTTGAAGTGGTTCTATAGTGGTATTACCGCATTGCTATCAGCCCAACGCGGTGACTGCATCCACCTGCGCGTAGACAATCTCCGGGTCACGATCATCCGGACGCTGTGAAACCTTCACCTTTGCCATCCGACCGGGAAGTTGGTTGAATGCGAATTCAACCGAAGGATCATTGAGGCCGACTGCCGCGCGGAGACGTCCGAGAGGGACGTTCTTACCTTCGGCGGTATCCACACCACCATCCGGGGTGAGGTCCAGCATGATGCCCTGACGGACGTTGACGATATCACGTCCGGTAGTTGCTTTTGCCGAGTCATCTTCAATCGACCAGCTAACGTCGAGAGCGACGCCCGTTTTCGTGCCATCCTTCGATTGCCACTGACGAGCGGAGATTTTGTCAATCACTGCGGGGTATTCACCTACAGGGCACGGGACGACTTTGGTCGAGTTGGCGCCAGAGACTGCGGAATTGAGGAAGCTATCTGCATCGAAAGTCATTTGAAATTCCTAGAAAGTTTTTGTTACGCACGCCGGGTTCACCCGGTAGAGAAACTATAATACGAATGATTCCAGTGTAATAGGCAGTATTTACAAGTCTTAATACCTCCGTCAGGGAAATTCGGGATTATTTACCGCGATTACTATTTGTTAATCCCGGTTAATTACTCGCTTCAGGGAGTCGTGTAGGTATGCTATGCGCCGTTTAATTCCGATAGAAGCGTTCATAGCCATCTCCCGCTGGAAAGAACCTGGAGTTCCACTCTGCTCGGCCAAAGCCTGAACCGCAAATCCAATATCTCTCAGTTCTTTGAAACATTGATCTTCATCAAACCAATTGTTTGCCGGGACTGAGTAAAGGTCTTCACGCTTCATTTTCTTCCTCCGGGGGGCTATTCACATCACGTACAGCATCTACAAATTTCCCACCACGCGACAACCACGAAGTGAAAATCGGTTTGAAATCTGGGGTTAATCCGGCAGAGATTGCCAAGTTTCGAGTCTTCACATCCGCTTGCCCATTGGCGGTATCCCACGAAAACTTGCTACCCTCGCGCACTGACAGGATAACGTCACTAAACATCGCGGGCAATTTCGGAGCTAATTTCGCTCCCAATGTACTCACCATCAGTTTAATCCCGCCCAACACCTCATCCTTCTCCCGCTCGACATGGGCGATGAGGACGAAGTGGCATTTACAAGCATCCGTCCACAGGTTAATCACCTTCTCGATCTGATCCTGAGCAATCCCCCAATCGCTAACGTTTTTAACAGGCTTATTCCCCACCACAAGAGACATAGCCATCCGAGCAAGCCCAGCCATGCCATCAATAATGAGTATGCGATTAGGTCCCCAAGTATCGACACAGCCGAATTTTTGTCCAGTTCGGTCATCGGGGAAGTTGTTGAGGACTTCCAGGAGCTTGATGAATCGGTTGTGCTTCGAGCGGTTCGGGTCATTGGTTTTAGCTAGAGTTTCCAGTGACATCGTGTTGATCCGTTTCGCACCGTCGAGCAGGTCGCTGAAGGATGCTTTGGCGGATTCGAGGGAATGCCAATGGAGGTTCTTGGGAATGGGTAGCTTGCGTCGTTTGTAGTGGCCGAGGAGGGTTTCCAAGCCCGGTTCGAGTCCGAGATAGAACACTTCCAGGTCGGGGGAGATATCCGAGATGGTTCCAATTACGTCGGTTTTGCCGGTTCCGGCGGGACCCATCAAAAGGATATTCACACCAGGAAGGTCGGAGACTTCCGAAACTTCCGGTTGTGTTGCCGCTGTCACAATTTCGCCAATTGTTGTCATATCAGATCTGATCCGCGTAGATTTCGAGATAAATCCCGTTGAAGGTTTTCATGGTCTGCAGCACTCCCAAAGAGTAGTACCGAGTCCCATCAGCGAAATCCAATCGTTTTGTATTCAGTGGGAAATCTTGCCCTTCCCACCGTATGTTGATCGGGAGATGCTGGATTTCTTTAGGCAATGCCTGCAGCCATTCAGCAAATTCCCCAATCGACATATTATCTTCTTCAGGAACTGCCCACAGCTCGTGAGGTCCGGTGATCATGTTCTGTTTCCTTATCCCAAAGTCTCATGTGTAATTCGAACTCCCTGCGGATGACTTCATCAGGGAGGATTTCAGTTAGTTCGGGTTCCCATGCAAGTATCAGAGAGCCGTGGACGGTATAGCGGGAGGGTCCGGGGTGTTGCTCGCAATAGCCTCCGATGATCCGCCATTCCCGGTTGGAGCCGTCTACGGGCATCCTCGCCCATATTTCCCCGCACGTAGGACAGAACATTGCGTAGGGCTGAGGTTGCTGGGTTTCGGCATGCACGAATCGGAGATGATCTTCAGAAGATCCCAAATAGTCCGAACCCAAGTGAAAATGGCGAATAAAAGCCATAGTAGTTACTATCCCAACATATCGCGGAGTTCGCTGCCAAGTGCTTCTCCGTCACCCGCAAGCACTCCGGGCAATTCAGGGGCAGCTGGAGCACCCTCTGGACGCGCGAACCCCCACTTTCGTTCGTAGGCAGCAACGGATATTTCGGTACGCTCCAGAGGGTCCCACACTCTTTGCACGAAATGGGCTGGTAGCCATTCGTCAGGCGTACTGGATTTGCAAATACGTTGAAATCCACATCCACCATATTCTGTACATGCTCCGTCGAGGTCATAATCCCAATACCCCTCTTCCCAACATTGAATCATCCTGCGGATATCTCGCAGGGTCTGTTTTTCCCCCAGGTCTATTTCATGCTGACTGCGGTAGGTGGGGACTTCCAGAGTGTCGTATTTGGTCTTGAGGATAGACACGCCACGGACGATAGTCCCCTGCGGCTTTATACCCTGCTGTAGCAGAGCCCAGTTGTAGCCAGTGAATTGGGATCGCATCTCCCACTGACGGGACCAGGTCGCTCCCAATGCGGAAGTGGTCTTTTCATCATAATTCCATATTCCCGTGCCGTGGCGATTTGCGACCATGTCACTGCGTCCTGTATACAGGATGGGATTACCAGTAACAGGATGATTAATGGCCAAAGGTTCGGCGAACGAGAATTCAATTCCCTTTCTCCCTGAGGGTAGAGTAATCGGCTCCGCACCATCACCCCCGAGAGGGTAGTTGAAGAGATAGAACTCGAAAGCCCCGAGCATGCGCTCAAGGGACTTCGCAGAATCCGGGGGGCATTCGAAATCACCGTAGCTCTTGATGAGGGCTGACATACCGATTGCTTCAGCGTCGGAGTCGGATTTTCCGTCTACGTAATAGGCTTCGCGGGCTGCTTCGATTGCTGATGCGAATGCGCCACCGGCGACGAGATGGACGGATTTCTGAACTCCTTTCCAGTGCTCGACGTAGGACAGGAAGAATTTTTGTGGGCATGCTCGGAAGGCAGCGAGTAAGGTGCTGTCGATCGTATGTGGGAACATGGGGCGGAATTTGGTCGTCATATCAGCCCTCGATCGCCAGCAAATTATTAATTTGGCTCTGGATGTCGGTAACTTTTGCCTGGAATTCAGCCGAGATGCGTCGTTTCTCTTCCTGCAGTTCTTTGAGTTTTAAGTCTTTTGGATCAAGTTCCTGAATTTCAAATGTAATTGTGGTTTCGTTGACGACTTCTGCCCCTTGATAGGTCGGATATGGCCAGACAAAGTAATCTACAGATGGGACGCAATCGCGTTTTTCTGCATCCCATCGGGCGACGGCTTTAGCCATCAGATAGACCGGCAATTCAATTGTCTTCATTTTGAGCCTCTGTAGTGGTACTACGGTTTAGTTGCTTCCGAGCAGCTTTTGCAATCCATCTACAGCCGGACCTTCGAGCCCTGACAGAATCTGCGCGCGGAACGAACGACGGAGATTTGCCTTATAGGCTTCCTGTACGAGTCGTTCGATTTCTTTGTTTCGGTCTGCATTAGCCATGTAATCGGAGAAGTCCAGCTTCTGCACGACCCATCGAAGGGCGTAATTCGCTCCCGGCTCGACAACTACCTCTTCATCCACGTCGATGACTGTAGCTGCCTTCAGTTGATTTGCCGCTTCTACCAATACGATATCGAATGGCTTCACGTCCAAATGTGTGACGTAGGAGTAGAGTTTAAAATCCGTCTCCCCTGTGTTACGAACCCCTAGGCTCTCCAGCAAGTCCATTGCCGGTGCGCGTTGTTCTTCATCCAATTTCATCCCATCGATTGATGAGTTCTCGCGGATCAGTGAAAAAGCCACTTTGATCGTCTTTGCATCTTCACGCAGGAGTGCTGCGATATTCCTTTCGGTTGCCATTTGAGCCTCTTAAATAAGTGGTACTACGGTTAAATTCCCAATTCCTTCAACAGATCATCCGAGTTCACATCCTCCGGTTTTTGCTTCTTCGGCCGCGTTGCGGAACCTGCAGCCGCACGGGCCTTTGGCTTCGGAGCTTCCAATTGCGCGCGCTCCTTGCGAATTGCCTCGATTGCGATTTTCATTTCTTCGATTGAGAGTTGGCCAGCTGCGGCACGCGCTCGCCAGTCTTGGATTTGAGAGTCGATGATTTCAGAGGGCATCGAAGACCTCCGGGTCGTATGAACGCCACATTGCATACAGGTCGGGAGAGCTAAATGAATTACAGATAGAAAAACCTTCTACCTGACGTTTTAGAAGGATCACTAATTGATCGTGCAACTCTTCAGGGATGAGTACGAACTTCACACCGTCGATTACGGCTTCACGTGGATGGTGCATCAGGCTGCTCCTATGGGTTATTTACCGCGATTACTAATTATTAATCCCGGTTGAAAACTAGTCACGCAAGATATAATTTCTTTTGTGCTCGACTGCAGGCAACATAGAGGCAAGAAAAGGCTTCTTTCCTATTACGATTGTATAAGGTATCTTGAAAATCTACGAATACATTCCGATAGGTACTGCCCTGGGAACGATGCGCTGTAATCGCGTAGGCGAATCTGATGTCATGGAATAGGTCTTTCAGGTCCCAGAATCTACGCCATAGCTTCGGATTCGCGTGGGCTTCGTGCGCGAGGATTTGGCAATCATTTTCATGCTGCTGCTTACTAGCTGGGTGGATTACTAATAGCCGGATTACCTGATTTTCTTCCGTGCGGCACTTGAGTTCCAGTGCGTGATACTTCGGTTCCAGTGGGTGTTTGCACTCAATTACCCCCTCTACGATTGCCTCGTCATCTGTGTGAAGTAGTAATTCATCATTCCGCTCACAAGGTCCAGCTGCCACAACCCGATCCCCAACCAAGAAAAATCCTGGTTGAGCCTCTGCGCCGAAGATAGCTGCTCGGGCAATCTGGTTGTATTCATCGACTTTGATGTTCCGCCAGCTGATAACTTTTGTCGTGCGACCATCCGCGAATTCCCCCCGAGATGCCGCAGCAAAGATCTGCTTTCGGAAGTCGATCTTAGAGAGCTTCCACACCCCTTCCTGCCCGTTGTTGTCACTTTTGATCGTGACGCACGGCGATGGGGAGAAAATAACCTGGCGGATGTCGGAAACCAGCGAAAGGATTTGATTGTCATGTCGCATTACTCGGGTGAGTTGCACGCCCAATTCGCCCTGAAGGGCCAGACTCTCCGACTCCTTCACCGGAGGTAGCTGCGCCGGATCGCCCATGAAAACAATCTTCAGGTTGAACTTGTCAGCGATATCCCCGAGCAACCCGAACAAATGCGCATTCACCATCGAGGCTTCATCTACGACAATGACATCCAGATCGGATAGGTCGACAGGTTTACCATGGGCGATTTGCTTGGTTTCTCCGTTCTTGTCTACTCGTAATCCGAGGAGCGAATAGATAGTGCAGGCTTCGCCCACGATCTCCCGTAAGACTTTTGCTGCCTTGTTCGTTGGAGCAGTGTAAGCAAATCGAGCATGAGACTTCCCAACTCTGCGGACGACCTCTCGCATGCAGGATGTTTTTCCTGTCCCAGCGTATCCTCGGAAGCAGAAATACCAGTCGAAGACTTGGGGACTGGAGATGAAGCTGAGGAGTTCTTCGATTGCCTGTAGCTGGTCCGGGATAAATTCGAAGGGCGCTTCGACTTGGTAGAGGGACGAGTCCGCCCCGGTTTCTTGAATTTCTTCATGATTCATGGGTGAGCCTTCAATTGACTGTGTCAGCTTGCTGACGTAATTAAACCGGGAGATTATCTCTCAGCTGTTTCAAAAGCTTTTCTACGTTCTCATCTTGCGCCGCTCTGGTCGTTTGCATGGCAATTTCCAAAGCCCATACCAAAACACCAGATTCCATTGGGGATTCCACTGTGATCACCACAGGAGAGAAATTTCTTTCTATTTTCATAGCTTTTCATCCAACACAGGTGAATAGAAAACTTGCAGCCCAAGCATCTCTGCAATTCGATGCTCCCACTTAGCTCCTTTGCTATTTTGCCAATCCGGGAGCATCAGTATGCTATCACATTCAGGGAGGGCACGGACGCAGAAGGCCATGCAGTAAGACCAGAGTGCGTCGTCTTTCAAGGGGTCAATCGGCCCTTCAATGTGCATCGGATTGAAGATCGAGCAACCTGCAGATAGCAGCATCTGCTGAGCCAGCCGAAATTGAGGGCGGTTTAGATCTTTGATGCCCGTCACAGGCCCGGAGATGTACACCATCGTATTCGGCTGAGGAGTTTGCACCCCAAGGGGCCACAGGTCGCACGATCTGTAATCCATCGCGCCGTGCGGGGTCTTTCCTAAGTCAGATGGTTTCAACCAGCAGCTGACTGCTGCATCACGTCGTTCGAGGGGGATCATGGTTTGTCGAGTCCTAAAAGAAAGTCAGAAGGGCAATCTAATACCTGGCACATTGCTACGAAAGTATCGAGAGAGGGTTTCACGCCTCGGTTCTCATAGCCGGTGATAGCTGCAACGGGTACGCCGCATAGAACAGCGAATTCCCGTACATGAAAGCCTCTGCGTTTGCGCTCTTGCTTTAGGCGATCTCCGAGCGGGGTAAGGCCTTGGATTTTCTCAACACCCATCTCAAATCTCCAGACTCTCTTCAATCTCAGAGAAAGTCCCGTCGAGTTTCTGGAAATACTCCCGAGTCAGGTTTTCAAAGAACTTCGACTTGTCCCCATGTGGTACACGGTTTTCGACTTCCGACTTGAGATGATCCTCAAGTCGGTCATTGAGGTCTTTCGGAAGGGTGAATCCGACGCGGACTGGTGGGACGGTTTTACGGGGGCGGCCCATAAGTTATTCCTTATCTAGTGTTGTAATACGTAATACCCAATAACCATCCTCTCTACAGACCCAATCTCCTAATGAAATAGAGTTGCCTTCGGAATCTTCCACTTCAATAAAACGACCTGATTCAGGTCCGGGGGGCCCGTCGAAAACAATATCAATATGACTCATCACCAATCTCCTTTGAAAGTTGTTCCACACACATGACACTGCCAATAATACGGTCGAATTCTTTTGAATGGGCTTGTTCCACACCTTGGGCAGGGGGCCATAGAGAATTACTCCTTAATAGAAACAGGGATATCAGCCCAGCCTTGCTGCGGGTAGCAACTCGGGCACATAGTAACAGGCTGTGGACGAATTTCAACCTCACGCGGTAGTCGTGAGAGTTCGAAGTTATCCTTCGGAGCTACGTAGTTGAAGCATCGGAGTCGGAGTTGCTCTTTCTTGATGAAGACCCCTTCGACGCGTTGATGCTCAGAATGGCAGGTTGAGCAGACCTGAGAATGGATGAGAAGCACCACACAGAGGTCTTTCCAGCCTTCCGCACGATCTTTGATTTTTTTGACATCGGCGTAGTGGGCTTCGACTTCCGGCCCGGTCATCCAGCCAGCTGTCTTTGGGAGAATGGCTCCTTTTTTGGAAGCTTTCTGAGCTTGCTTTTGTTCGCGTTCTTTCTTAAGGATATCGAGAGATTCCCCTAAGAGGTCATCTAGTTCTATGTCGATTGTCATTTGAGCCTCACTGTTGGTTGACCGACAACTAATTATGAGTTTTCCACACGGAAAACGCAACTCAGAGATTTATTTGAGTTTTCAACGGGGATTACTAATTGTTAATCCCGGTTAGAAATGGAAAACGCCCCTGACTCGGGGGAGAAAGGGGCGTTGGGAGCAGTAAGGCACAACCAGGGAGGCTCAGACCGTGGTCTATTACTGCAGAATGCTTTGCAAATACCCTTATCGCGGGGTGGTAGATCGGCCACCACAGCCTCATTACCTGTTCGGCTGGTTAGTTCCGAACCCCCTGGATAAGGGTACTTAGGGGGAGGCAGAGTAACCTAAGTCTCGTCTGCCTCCCGGCTCCCCTCCTTTTATCAGCTAGGGGCCGCTGCCTCCGCTTTCGCGGATCTTAAAGCGGGGTACTTGACTCGACACTACTAGGCCAATTGACTTTTCGCTTCCTCGTTCCCCCTGACTCTTACGCCGCCAACTCATCCAGCAGCGAATTCGTATCGATTTCTTCCTTCGGCTTTTGCTTCTTCTTCGCTTCCAGTTCCTCGATCACCGGCTTGATCGTCGGATTTGCGCGCAGGGCAAGCTTTTCCGAGTTGTTCTTCGTCTTCAGATACGCGCGGACCTGCTCTGCGGTCTTGCCGGAGACTTGGACGAGGGCCTTCGCGAGCACCGACAGACCGGCCAGCGCGTTGCCTTCACCCTTCGCACGCTCTGCACCCCATTCGCCGGATTCGAGTCGGGCGATGAGCTCTTCTTCAGCGATGACCATGTCTTCGACATCATCCAGACCTGCGACCTCATCACCGAGCTTTTGCAACATGCCATGTGCGGCGAACTTTGCGAAGAGGGGTTTGTTCGCAGCGAGGGTCAGCGAGCGGGTTTCGCCATTCACGAAATCCAGCCGGATCGTCACATCGAAACCATCGTCGGAGATTTCAGCGGTCTTCAACAGCCGACGCTTTCCCGCAAATTCCACTTCTCGACCATCGGCCATCACGACCTTTTTCACTTCAGTCTTTGCTTTCTTCGGTGCTGCGGTGCCCACTTCTACGGATTCGGTCATTCTGTTCTACTCCAGGTTAGGTTAAATTCCGGGAGTCGGCCCGGTTGCCGGTTGTTCATTGATTCGATGGGTCAACTATAGAGCAGAGTGAATGGCGTGTCAAACGCCTTGGAGTTAGTCCTTCGAACGGCGGATGTGTTTGAGCAATTCGAGATTGCTATCTAGGGTTGAGGGCGTGGCAATCGGCGGTGAGCGGTCGATTCCGAGGGCATCGCGTAGAGCTGCGGCGTCCTTATCGTCCCCACGCCGGTAGAAATAGAGCGTGCAACCGGCTACGCGCATAGAGATACCCTCACACATAGGCACGAGGTCGGGACGGTCGCCACACGAGCGAAGGGCTTTGAAGTATTTGCCAATTCGAAAGCGAAGTGAGTGTGCAATCTTCTGTTCGGCAAAGTCTATTGTGAATTCGGATTTCCCTTCGTGCATTACTTTGTCTACGCGTCGGAGTAATTCCTCGAATTCTGGTCCGAAATCCTTCAAGTCTGTGGAACGCGGCATGACTGATAATCCCCTGAAAATGTCGATCGGTCCCGAGAATTGAATTGCGGTCCCGAGAATTCCTCGAATAATAGCAGGTCTGCGTGAGTTAATGAAACCCGCAAGTGAATCGACCCCTGATGAAGGGGTCGCGGGCATTCGTTATTTTTTTCGACGGTCCAACAGTTTTCTATTTTCCTTTTCCTGACAGGACGTACAGAGAGGTCTAGTACGTTGGGTGGCGTTGTTACATTTCAGACATTTAATCCAACCCTTTCCTGCCCACGTTAACCACGAAGAGGCGAAGTGGGGCATAGCAATCTCCTAACGAGGCGCAGGTTGCCCCGATTTGATGTACTCCAATACCACGTTCATACCTTCAGTGAACCCCCAATTGAATGCAGCTCGTTCGGCAGGGGTCATAGGGGATTCGGGTAGGTATGGCGAGGGGTTTGCCATTGCTGCTCGGATCAAGTCCTTCAGGGACTTGGCGCGCTCTTCGTGAGCAACTACGGTTTTGCATAGCTGCTCCGTGATTGCTGGTGATATAGGGCGGGACCACGCCTCCGGGAAATGATTGTTTGCCACTTGAGCCTCCATTATTTACCGGGATTACTAATTAGTAATCCCGGAGAAAAACTACATTAATTCCCTGATCCGCCTACCACAAACTCGCCCCATGGTTGTGCTGTTATGGCGACTATGCGACTAGCTACGGTTACGCGGTAGGTTGATTCCTCAAATCGAGAGGCAATTGCCATAACTAGCGGCACCGCACTCTCCCTTCCTGTTACCCAGTCTGTAACGAACAACCGGGTTTCACCTGTTTCTACGATTACCTGATATTGGTGCATGATGAGCCTCACGAGAAATTACCTTCGATGGCCCCCAATCCCCATTGGTTTTAGAAATATCCGTGTTGTAATAGCCACGACAGACCAGCGAAAAACATTACTAGAGCTACGATGAATCGAATAAGAAACATCCGCAATCTCCTAATAGGGCCGCCGATTGGTCACGCCACGCAACCATAGCCATGTCATGTAATTGACTGGAGCTACGCACTCTGCAGAGCATGTTCGTTTGTAGGCGATGTAGAGAGTGAACACACGGGTGGTGTCTATTTGCCGTTGCATTTGATTTGCCCTCCCCGCCGGACGGCAGGTTTATTTTAATGCCGCACGGATAGGCCCGGCAATACAGACCTATGGGTGCGGCATCAACACTTGGTTAGTCGGCGGTGGTGGTGACGAGGCGCTTCTTCGATGTGCGCGTATTGGGCTTCGAGACAGCCTGTTGTACGCGTTGAGCGATATGCACATTCGGCTCGATCTCCGATTGGATACCCGACGCCGATTCGTCACGTTCTCTTTCTATCGCCGCATCGTCAGCCTTCATTTGTGCAATCTCTTCTGGAGACTCCATACCCAACTCATTCAATAACTCATCCGTGTTGACACCATTGACGACCGTCGCGGCCTGCAGTTCAGCCATGATTTGCACTACACGCGGATTCCGACGGAGCGCGGCACGTTGCTCTTTCGTCTTCTCTCCCAGCCATCCACGAATGTAGCTCTCATCCGCCTCTTTCATTTTCATGAGAGCGCGCACGAGGATATTGTTGACACCTGCGGTAGGTTTATCCTCGCTAGATGCCGAACGTCCTTCATTCCATTTGCCATCGGGTGATGTGAGCCGGTCAGCGATTTTCTTCACGGCATTGTATTTGTCATCAACGGATGCCGACATGCCCGTGTCGAGATTCCGTGAAATCGCTGCCGCATCAACGAGTTTTTGCTTCAACCCGTGAAGGATTGCCATGTTGCGGATGTCGTCATTGAGCGAGTTTGCATCGACAACAATCTCTTTCCCATTGATGAAGGTCAGAGTGAGCGTCATTTTCGGGAGGAAAACGTCCGCCGTGATTGTCGATTTCTTGCTAGTTACGATTGCCATGATTGAGCCTCTTTAAGAGAATTCGGGATTCGGTCCCGCTACCGGTTGCGAGGT